AAAACTGTCAAAAACACTAGACTCTACATAATTACTAAATTTGTCATTTATAAAATCTTTAGCACGGGATAGTTCACGTTTTGTGGAGTATCTAGTTTCAATATCAGTACTCTTTGCATAAGGTGTTAAGTCTTGTACCGTATCTCTTAAAGCCTCATCTGGCAATTGCTTAATTGGGATTTTCTTATCTCTGTCTAGTTCTGCAAGTCCATTAGCTTTTCCTTTAGTGTTCATAAAATCTAATAAATCATTAATGTCTTTATCGTTCATCTTTAGCATTTCTCTTAGAGTAGACTTGCCATTGCCATTGGTATAAGGATTTACAACAAGGTTATTAGATATATCACTATTGTCATCTAACTTATTATTCCAATTTTCTTTATCCGTATCTGTAACAAATCTTCTATTTGGGTCTGTTTCTACAATGCTTGCATTAATAGTGCTTGGTGGGATATAAATCGTGTCCTTATCTTCTGCAAAAACAATATCTCCATTTTCATCAAGTTTTAATACATCTCCAGTGTTGCCACCTTGTGGTCTTATAACTCTTTTAGATATTTCTCTTAGGATTTCTACAATGGAGTCTTTGTTTGTATCTAAGGCTTTTGCAACCTCTTTAAATGTATCATAGTCTTTTGGAGCGTCTTTTAAGATTTCGTCAAGCTTGTCTAGCACTTGTTTAGGGCTTACAACAAGGTAGTCATCAAGGGGGATTCCTTGTTCTGTATAGACTGTAGATGTCAAAATCCTTGGAGATACAAAAGCATATTCTCCAGTAGTTTCGTCCCATGCAAGGAGGAGTTTGCCTTTAAATTTTTTGTTAAAATCAATGTCTTTGTTTACATTCTCTTTATTCGTCATATCTTAATCTCACCTCGCTTGTGCTATCTTCAACTTCAAGGAACATATCCGTATCATTTAAAGTCCATACATCTGGCATAATTGCAGTACGTTTAATCTTTTTGTGGACTGTTGCTATTCCCATATATAAATTATGTGTAGTTTCAAAATCTTCAATTTTGTTAGGGAGGACTGTTATGTGTTTTGCTTTTTGAGAGTATAGGGCGTAGTAAATTGTCCAATCTCTCACAAGTACAATTTCATCAAGCCAGGATCGAGTGTTTTTTACAGTAAATAAGGCTCTAATAAAATCATTAAACATTTTCTCACTAGATATAAAATCTTTTGTAAAGATTTTAAAGTAATATGGCTTACCGCCATACTCAAACCACTCTTTTAACCACGTGTCGTTAAACACATCTGACAACAATTGCTCCACTGCATAAGGAGTGCCTTTGTGTTTATGATATTTTATAGAGTTCTTAATTAATGTCCTCTTCTTCTCTATTGGTAGACTTACTTCCCAAAAATCCACATGGAATTGATAAGCTAAATGGTTTAAAAATTCTTCTGGAAGTTCATCTATTCTAGAGTATAAAAAAAGACGTGGAATAAGTACGTCCCAGTTTGCATCTACAAAAGGTTGTAATACTTCGTTAATAGATCTAAGCATTTTAGACTTATTTAAAGAGTTTGGGAGCATCTTATTTAATAAAATATCACTCATCTTCTACCCCCATAAATTCCACGGATTGTTTACCTTGTAAATGTGCTATTTGGTCGTATTGCAGTACTTTAAATCGTGGTTTATTTATCACAACTCTTTTGGCCCCTGCACGTATAAGCCTTTCTATAAGTTTATCTGGATTTATATCTCTTCCCAGTTTTTCCCTTTGCCATTTTATCCAGTCTTTAACTTCTTCATCTACTCTTTTTGCAATTTCTGTAGTAAATAGCTTATCCTCTGCAGATACATAATAGCTAAAGTCCAGCTCATAATTCACAATTGTGGGTTTTTTTACTTGTACTTTATCTGTCAAAGGTCTTACTTTTCTATCGTTTAGTACTTCTTTAACATCTTCTATTATTTCTTCTGTTGGTAGATTTCCATCTCCCATTAATGGCACTACATCAACAACACCAGGTTCGGGAGAGTGTACCGCAACATCTGTAATATCTGGATTAGCTCCTCTTGTAAAATAGAGGTATGCTCCATCAGGGCCAGCACTAGAAAACTTTTCAGGTGCTTCGTGGATTCTTTGTCTAAAATGGTCATCTATTTCTCTTTCAGCTCCACCAAAAGAAGTTGTCGTATTTGTAACACTGTCAAAATATGGGAATACATCTACTATCGTTTTTATACTATCTGGGATAATTCCATTTCCTTTAATACCAGGAGTTTCACATTCGGCTACTGTTTCTATTTCTATTGTTCCAGGTGGAATGTGTACTTCTTCCAGAGTTCTAAACATAAATCCATCTTTTGTTTTTGCTCTCGTACCTTTTGGAATTATATTTACATAATCTAAAGTTGTGGACATTGTAAACTTTAGCATTGTTCTTGCTGTAGAAGCAGGTAGTCTTTTTTCATCCATCAATGCTCCAATGTGATCTAAATAATCTCCTCTTGCATAAGCTAAAAGAGTTTGTTTTCCAGTGTCGTTTATCATTTCCCTATCTAGAATTAATAGGTCAACTAAGGTTAGAGTATGGATTCTTTCTGGAGATGCAGGGTAGATGTCTTTTCCCAGTCTACGTGCAAGTTCTTGTAAAGCTTCATTCTCAATATCTTCCACGCTTATATCTACATAATCTATATCTTTTAAATCCCAAGCCATTTATAACACCTCCTCATTTATCTCAAATTTAACTTTTACTTGTAGTTGTCCATCCATGTCGGATTTATAAGGTTTAATCTCCAGGATATTAACTCGTGGTTCGTAAATCTCCACTGCTTCGTGTATTGCTTCAAAAAGTTTTCCAACTCTATTAATCGGCATATCTATTACAGTTCCATCAATTCCCAGTTCCCTATCTAGGAATACACTACCTTTAATAGTTGCCATAAGAGTTTGTAGGCACTGCCTTATATCATCAACACCTCTAACTCCTAGAGTAATATCTCTATATTCTCCAGTATCTATATTAAGTATCATTTCTTCTTACCTCTCCTCTTAAAAGGCTTAGTGATGTCTACTCCCGTTATCTTTTTTGTTAATTCCGCACCTGCCACAAATCCTGCAGCACCTGCTGTTAAAACTGGTTTTTTAGTTACTCCCTTTTTAGCAAGTTCTTTTCCAAATTTCTTAGCTTGTCTAGCAGATGCAGATTTCATTTTTTCTTCCAATACTTTAACTGGCTTTTTCTTTTCCTGTGGTTTTGTTGCAATCTCTTTAAGATTTACATCAATTCCAAGTGCAAGAATGTTGCCCAAGTTGTCAATTCTTCTATATTCTTGGCTAAGGTCTACAATAATAAATTTACCTATCTTTTTATCTCCTACAAAGAATAGCAATTCTTCTGCCTTTTTCATTTTTTCTTTAAGTTTGTTAAATTCTGTTATAGGATTTATCTTGTTTTCTACACGCAGGTCAAATTTTAAAGATATTTCGTCAAGACTTTCGCCAATGAATTCCAGCGTTGGTTTGGATTGTAAAGAGTCATGTTCTGCAACTCTCACACCACTTTTTATTGTTAAATCTTTATAAGTAAAAACCTTGTTAGAACTAACTGTAAATGTTAAATCTCCTAAAGTTCCTATCATGCTCCCACGCTCCTTGCAGTATCAGCAGTACCTTTCAAGTCTCCAATGTGTGTTGGAGCAGTTACACTACCACCTACAGTTAAGTTACCAGTTATATTTACATTAGAGATTATATTCACGTTACTAGCTTTTACTTCCATTTCACCATTTTTGTATTTTACATAGTCTCCGTTTTTAAATTTAATAATTTTAGTTTCTTTATCTGTAACTGGTGGTTTGTATTCATCATTATAATATGCACCTAAGATGTAACCTTCTTCGTGTCCATTTGGTAAAAATAAACAAAGAACTTGCTCTCCAACTTCTGGCATTGCATAAATTCTCATTCCTTTTGTATGTAAAAACATAAGTGGTATTTCTTTACTTGTAGTATCATCTCTATCTGTAAATAAGACTCTTGCTGTTGCTTCTTCTTCGTTTATTGCAGATACAGTGCCTATCATTATTAAGTTATTTTCACTATTGTAATCTCTATTTATACCTTCATAATTTTCCAAAGTATCACCTCTTATGCTTTTGTTGGTCTATATGCAGTATAGCCAGCAGTTCTAAGTTTACCCCTACATACTCCACGTTTTGGTTGTGCTTCTATTACCTCACCATTTCCAATATAAATCATTGCGTGACCCTTACCATTTCTTCTATAGTTTAGAATATCTCCTCTTCGTAGTTCGTTCATGTTTATCTTTTTAAGGTATCCTGATTTTGGCAAAGACTCTGTACTAAATTTTGCACCAGGTGGCATAAGTCCAGCAGCAGACATAGACCTACACACAGTAGAGGAGCAGTCAGCATAATTTGCACTCATTCTCATTGGTTGAGAATATCTCATACCTATCATAGATTCTGCATGTGCTATCATTTTTTCTATACTGTCGCTTCCTGCTTCTCCCATTACGTTTCCTTGGGAGTCTACGCTTTCTGATGTTACTTTTATAGACATGCCCTCATAAAATTTTCTACAGGTTAAATTAACTGTATAGCCACTAGAGGAGATGGAGTGTGCAACTTCATCTATTAAGTATTCTCCAGAAAACTCTCCAAAATCTTTCATGTCAATTTTTTTCTTTGCGTAAATAGGAATTGTTGGAACAAGTTGGAATTTTGCTGTTTTTGTTTTAGCATTTTCTTTTTTAAGTGCATCCTTACATACTTTTTCACATTCTGCTTGGGATTTTACTTTCTTATTAAGCCTTAAGATTTTGCCAGTGTCTTTTTCTTTTGTACTCCCAGCACGTGCCTTATAAGTCGTTCCCGTTTTTGGGTCTTTGTATTGGTTCTCG